TGTTCACCTGCTAATACAAATTGAGAACCGATAATATCTTGGTCTGTATACGCCACACCAATTGGTTTGGTATTCGACATGATATTTCCTTTATTAAAAATCCACCCCGAAGGGTGGAGTTATGTTACTAAGCAATACGATATACAGTATATGCAGCGTCGCCTGTTTTACGGAAACGGAATTGACCTGAAGATGTAATTGCTACAGCTACGGTACCGTTACCACCATCAGTAAAACCTGTACCTAACGCTAATGCGCCAGTACCTGAAGATGTACCTAAGTTAACTACAACTAGGTCAAAAGTTGAACCTACTTTAGCTGACGTAAGAATTGCATCGATTGTAGAAGCTGCTGGCAATGTGTAAGTTTGAGCAGCAGTAGCGCCTGAACCAACTAACAAAATACCTGCAGTAACTTGAGCTGCTGTTAAAGTAGCTGTAGCAGCTACTGATAAAGGTACTGCTGTATAGCCTAAACGAAGTTCAGCTAAATTGCCGTCACCTAATTGATAACCACCTGCACCATTTGGAAGAGCCATGATAATTTCCTTTACTAATAATTTGTTGAAACCCCACCGAAGTGGGGCTTACCTAGACTATCCCCAAATACGGGCAGCCATTTGTGGACGAATTGCAGAATAACCATATAGAACGTCAATACGGCAAGGCAAACGATCGTTGTTGATGTCATATTGACGAACAACACGTAGTGAGATGCCATTGTGTACTTGACGTGAAGCCATGTCTACACCTTGTGGTAACAACAAGTCAGCAGTTGCAAATGTGATTGCATCTTTATGGTATACCAAGTTTTGTGCGTATTGTGTTGATGCTGCACCGAACATAGTTACCACAGCGCCTGATACTGGTAAGCTGTCTACAGTTGCCAATGCGTTAGCTGGTGTGTATAAAGCTGGAGATACAGTTACTGTTGTTGTTGAAGAACCAGTTGCAGCAGCAGTTACTGTGAATTGTTGCAATGAACCAGTTGTTTCACGTGTTTGTGGGTTAACTGAGTAAACGTTAGCGATTGTAAAGATGTCGCCTACGTTCCAAGTTTTGCTTGAACCTGTAAAGCTCAAACCGATAGAGTTTGTACCTTCAGTTGTGATTGTTGAAGTAACTGTGATTGCAGTACCCCATGAACCAGTAGTGTGTTGTTTGATTGATTGAGACATATTAACTTCATCGAAGCCCAATACGCCCATACCCATCATACCGTTTTTGAATTGACGTGAAACTGTGTCAGTTGGGTTAAACAAACCTTTCATACCTTCAACCAAGCCAGCGTTAGCAGCAGGGTTAACAGTAGCGTAACGTGGTGACATTACAGCAGCACCTTCGTTTAGTTTTTGTTGAGCTTGCAACAATACCAATGAAGTTGCAGGTGTAGTACCAGGTGTACCTACTGAGTTGTAGATAGCTTTGTATGCGTTTGCAACGTCAGCATCAACGCTAGAAGCCAATTGTGAGATACGTGGTTTCAATACACGTTCTGCAAAGTCATCCAATTGCATAGTCAATTCAGCAGATGTGAAGTTAACGCCAATGTGTTTTTGTGATGCAACAGCCAATGTTGTGTATTGTTCGTTGTCATCTTGAACTTGTAGAGCTGCACCGTCAGTTACTAAAGCGCGATCTGGTAAACGGATACGCAAAGTAGAACCAATTTTAGCGCCTTCTACAGCGAAAGAATCATCGTACTGACGATTCACGTTACGTGTGATCACAAGGTTGTTCTCTAGAATTTCTAAAGCTTTACGAGTGATCATATCAATGGTTAAGATTGAATTTGACATGATATTTCCTTATATAAAAGTTAGCGGTTTTTGTTCGCTTCCCATGCCTTTGCTTGTCTAGCTCTTTCAGCCGCAATCCAATCAGATGTAGACATCGTTTTTACAGACCTAGGGTCTGTCGTGTCATACGCTGGTGAACCACTACCTTTAGCCGTCACAGGCGATATAGGCGCAGGTGCGCTTGTTGTTTTCTTAGTAACAGGCTCGTTAGCAATTTTTGCTTCAAGTCTGCCAATTTCTTTTGCTTGTAAGATTGGCGCTAAACGAGCAATACGTTCAGCTTCTTTAATGTTTGTCCCTAGGTAATAAGCCAGGTCAGGACCTACATCTGAAGCTTGAATAGATTGAGCCATCACTTGAGTAATAGGGACACTAGGGTTATATGCAACTTGCTCGAAGTCATCATACTTAGCTCGTGCTTCTTCTTCCTTGTCGTGGTAGGACTCTAAAATTTCATGCTGTTGCCTTTGTTGTTCTCTTTGCTCAATCAACTGTTCAGCTTTTTGCAATGCCAATGCTTCGGCATACGCTTCTACTGATTCAAACTGATCAGGCGCAGGGACATCTCTAGGTGCTGCAGGTGTTGAAGCCTGAGCTGCACGATCTCTTTCCCATTTACGCTGTTCTCTTGCCAAACGTTTGCCAATGGCTGCATCTAGTTCTTCTTGTGAGAATACTTTAGAGGCTTCTGCTGGCTTTTCTTCCGACACTTCTACTGCTGGTGCATCAGTTTCAGGAGCTGTCGTAACTTCTGTCTCTGGCGCGGGTACTTCCGCTAGTACTTCTACTTCTTGGTTTTCACTCATTTTGTTTCCTTAGAAACCCTAGTGAACTGCACTAGTACAGTTTTATTAATTATAGCCCTTCACCAGGCGTAATATAAATTGTTGACGTGCCAGTAGCCGTACTAGTTGTAAAATACCAATCAGACGGAAAGCTAAAAACTTCAATCGCTCCTGAAAGTAACGGTACTGCGTTACCTGTAGCTGTAACTACTGCCGCGTTAGCAGCAGCAATTGCTGCTGTTGGCCCCGCACCTAAAAACGCAGTATTAGATCCTGCGTTAACCAAACGAAACTGATTTCGTGGTCTATACCCTGCGGTAAACGTAGGAAGAACTTGCAAAGCTGTAGGGGGCGTAGCTGCCGCAAGAAACAATTGCGTTGCGCCGTTTTGAATAAAAGCTGTAGTTTCTGACATTATATTTTCCTTAAATAACTGAAAAAAGGCTTTGGTTAGGGGGGTTAATTACTATCGTTAATAACGTTAGTAATTGCTCTAGCTACATCTGCATACCCTGCAGCGTTACCATGAATAAAATCAGCAGCATAATATGTTGAAGATTCTGTTTGATTTACCCATCTATAACCTATGTCAATTATTAGCACGTTATTAGATGCTGCTAAATCCCTAACAGCTTGATATATTAAAGATTGCTGTGCTGCATATGAAGATGCTTGTGGTAATCCAGTCATTAATATACATTCACCAACAGCTTTAGCTTTTGTAATAATTGCTTGTAATTGTGAAGTATACGTAGCAATTGCAGTTGATTGTAAAGTGTCGTTAATAGTTAGGTTAACGATAGTTAAATCTGGGGTAATTGAGTTCCAAAGTGCTTCATATAAGCTCCAAGCAAATCCGCCAGTAGTATAAAAATTACTTACTTTAGCGCCAGAAGAACCATAATTGTAAACATCAATTTGTTTTTTAGTGGATTTATAGCATACAACACCTAAAATATCAAATCTTGTAGCATCTGGTGTTGTTTTGGCCATAGATACTGCGCCATTTGTAGCTGTAACGCTATAAGTTTGCTTGATTAATGTACTGCTAGTTCCAGAGCCATTTAATACTGTTCCTTGAGGAACTCCACCAATGGTTACTGTTACAGAAGCCGCAAAGTTATTTCTAATATAATATATATCTACTGTGTCATAAGTTTCGCCAGAAGCTAAAGCTGGTTGAAATACTGCAGCGTTAACGTTAGCACTTGTGCTTGATATAGATGTATTTCCACCTAAACTTGCCGCAGCCCATCCTGTATTTAATGTCCATCTAGGGTCGTATGTAGGGATTGTAGATGAACCATTAAAGCCATTTCCCCACCAAACGTGTTTATTTACATAGCTTGTTAATAATCCAGTATTATTAAGTAAGTTAGCAACTTGTTGTGGGACAGCTTGCGATAACAAACCTGTTTGGGTTGCGTTAGAATAAGATGCAGCAGTAGTTGAATCGCCCATAAATGCAATTTTATAGTTAGCGGATGCTGAATTACTTATAACTTGTAATAATTTTAAATTAAAATTTGGTAAGTAAGGTTTAAGTGTGTTTTTAAAATTAGCTATCGCCGTACCATTCGCAGGGTTAATTATCCC